TTTTGGGGCTAAATATAAGGTTACGGAATTATCGTGATATTTATAGATATATATTAGTATAAACAAACCAAAATATAAAAATGGAAAACAAACAGTTATCGCAAGAAGAGTTACAATTGATTAATGAATTAAGAACAGAGTTCGCTAATGTATTTGCTAACATCGGTTCAGTTCAATCAAGAATCAAAGAATTGGAAGAAGAGAATGAAGTAAACTATGACGCTTTAAAAGAAATTCAAAAAAAAGAGGCGGATTTATTTGAAAAATTAAAAACTTCATACGGAGAAGGAACGGTAGATTTAATAACAGGAGAATTTAAACCCGCACAATAATATTTTGGAGGTTTCTTTTGATATTTATAGTAGTAAACAAAAATTAAACAACGATTAATATGGCAGAGAAAATTGTATCGCCTGGTGTATTTACGAGAGAAAACGACCTTTCTTTCTTACCACAGGGTATATCACAAATAGGTGCAGCGGTTGTAGGCCCAACAGAAAAGGGACCTGCATTTGTTCCTACATTGGTAACATCACAAGCGGAATATGAACAAATCTTCGGAACACCGAAAGATTATTACACAGGTTATACAGTACAGAATTATTTAAGAGATGCCGGTTCGGTAACCGTAGTTAGAGTAGCTGGAGTTGATGGATACCAAACTTTAGCAGGTTCTGGTAATGGTACATTTGGTATCGTAGTTAATGATGGTACAGGAGACCACGTCTTAGCAATCTTAGAAAATACTGAAACTGCTGTAACGGCATCGGTTGCTATTACAGGTGATGATACAGGTGGGACCATCGATTTAGCAGTAGATGGAACTACTTATGTAGTTGATATAAATGCAGATGGTGCGGCATCTGTTGATAAAGTATTTGGAACAACGCCATCATCTTCTAAAAAGAAGTACACTAATTTATGGTTTGACCTTACTCAAGTAACTTCATCAGCTAACTTTGATTATTCTAATTTAGCTAATGCGGTAACAAGTATAACTTCATTTCCTCCTCAACAATTTTCATCATCAATTGAAACAGCGTATTCAAACGCATATACTCCTTGGATTCAATCTCAGAAATTTGATGGTACTAACAGATATGACCTATTTAAAGTTCATACATTGGCACATGGGGAAACTGAAAATACAAGATTTAAAATTCAAATTTCAAACATTAAATCTTCGTTAAGTGGTAGTTATGGAACATTTAGCTTGACAGTTAGAGAGTTTGGTGATACTGATAAGAGAAAGGTAATTTTGGAAAGCTATAGTAATCTGACATTAGATTACACATCTCCTAATTTTATTGGTAGAAGAATTGGTGATAGAACTATAGCAATTGCATCAGATGGTAAAATTACCGAAACTGGTGATTACTCAAATAAATCAAAATACATTAGAGTAGAAATTAAACCAGAAGGATTCTACCCAATCGAAGCAGTTCCATTTGGGTTTGGTGCTTATACTATACCTGTTAATTTTGGTGCAACCGCATTGGCAGATAACTTCCCAACTATAAGATTTACATCGGCTTCTGTTTGGAGTACGGGTTCTTACTCAAGTGGTGTTGAGTTTGGGGATTCTATAGCAACTAGTGCAAAAAATAACTTAAATTATTTTAAAGCTATACCATTTGGGGCAAGCGTTGGTAGTAATACTGCTTTCGCATTAGATAATTCTTCTTTGGTAAATGGTTGTAATTTAGCGGCAACTTATACAAGTGATGCTAATACCATTGCTAAGAGAAATTTCTGTATTGCATTTCAAGGTGGATTCAACGGAGTTGACCCAACTGTAGATATATTAAAAGGAGCATCTATCATTGATACCAATACTCAAGGATTTGATTGTTCAACATCAACTGCAAGTGGTACAAAAGCTTACGTTAAAGCATTGAATACACTTTCTAATCCAGATGAACTTGATATTAATTTATTAGTTACACCTGGTATCATCAGAAATCAACATAGATATGTATCAACTAAAGCTATGGATTTATGTGAAGCAAGAGAAGATGTATTTTATATCGCAGATTTTGTTGGTGCAAACGATAGTATAACTGAAGTAGTAGAAGAGGCATCATTAGTTGATTCTAATTATACTGCAACTTACTACCCGTGGGTTAAAACAATTGATACTATAACAAACAGAGTAATCGCTGTTCCACCATCAACACTATTAGTAGGTACATATGCACAAAACGATAGATTGGGTGCAGAATGGTTCGCACCAGCTGGTTTAAATAGAGGTGGTATTCAGGGAGCGGTACAAGTAATGAATAGATTAACTCAATCTGAAAGAGATACATTATACGAAGGAAAGGTAAACCCAATTGCGGCATTCCCTGGACAAGGTATTAGTGCATTCGGACAGAAAACATTACAAGAAAGTTCATCTGCATTAGATAGAATCAATGTGAGAAGATTGTTAATTAACTTGAAGAAGTTCGTTGCATCTACATCAAGATTCTTAATATTCGAACAAAACACAGGACAGACAAGAGCTAAATTCCTAAATACAGTAAACCCTTACTTAGAGAGTGTTCAACAAAGACAAGGACTTTACGCATTTAGAGTGGTTATGGATGAAACAAATAATACACCAGATGTAATTGACAGAAACATTTTACAAGGTTCTGTGTTCTTACAACCTGCTAAAACTGCTGAATTTATCGTAATAGATTTCAATATCTTACCGACTGGAGCAACTTTTAGTGTATAATTTGAATAACTAATATTTATATAAAATAAAGTAATAAAATGGCAGAAGTATTAGAATTTAACGAAATGTTTTATACCAATTTCGAACCAAAGATGAAGAACAGATTCATCGTGGAAATCGATGGTATTCCTTCATACTTAGTAAGAGTGGCAAACAGACCAACAATTCAGTTTGAAACAGTTGTATTAGACCATATCAACGTAAAAAGAAAGTTGAAAGGTAAAGGAGATTGGCAAGACGTGGCCCTTACATTATTCGACCCGATTGTTCCATCTGGAGCACAGGCGGTAATGGAGTGGATTAGAACATCTCACGAATCATTAACAGGTAGAGATGGATACGCAGAATTCTATAAGAAGGATGTGGATTTCTATATGTTAGGTCCAGTAGGTGATAAGATTGAGCAATGGAAATTAAAAGGAGCATTTATCTCTCAAGCTAACTTCGGTGACTTGGATTGGAGTAATGCTACAGACCCTGCATCAATCGAAATTACTTTAACTTACGATTACGCAATCTTAGAATTCTAATAAAAGAATAAAATATAAAAGGGGAAACAGAAATGTTATCCCCTTTTTTTGTTTTGAAAATTTGTGATATATATATTTATATACAAACAATAAGTTATTATTATGGCAGACAAAAATTATGAATTCCCAACTGAGGTTATATCATTACCATCAGAAGGAAAATGTTACCCTGAGGGGCATCCATTGGCGAGCGGACAAGTTACGATAAAGTATATGACCGCAAAGGAAGAAGATATTCTTTCTTCACAGAACCTAATTAAAAAAGGTATAGTATTAGATAAGTTGTTAGAATCTGTAGTAGTAGATACATCAATCGATGATTTAGTTACAGGTGATAAGAACGCTATTATGTTAGCAACTCGTATTTTAGGATATGGTGCTAATTATCAAGTTGAATTAACAGACCCTTTTAGTGGAGAAAGACAGCAAGTAACAATCGATTTATCCAAAGTAAAAACAAAGGATATTGATTATACTAAATTAAAAAGAGATAATAAATACGAATTTACTCTTCCTCAGACTGGTAAGAAAATCAAATTTAAATTATTATCACACAGAGATGAGAAAGATGTTCAGGCGGAAGTTGCAGCATTAGAAAAATTATCAAAAGGGGCTAATCCGGTTGAAGTTACTACTAGATTAAGAAAAATGATAATCGAAGTAGAAGGTAATGCAGAAAGAGGATTCATTAACAATTGGGTAAGCAATCAGTTATTGGCGCAAGATAGTAGAGCATTGAGAGCTCATGTTAGAGAATTTGCACCTGATTTGGATTTGAAATTTCAATTCACTTCGGATATAACTGGTGAGACGGAGGCGCTAGATATACCATTTGGGGTTTCATTTTTTTACCCTTCCAACTAATTACTCTACCCAACTTCATGAAGAAATTTGGAGCTTGGTTCAATATGGTAATGGGTTCACTTGGAAAGATGTATATACGATGCCGATACATTGGAGAAGGTTCTATCTTAAGAAATTGATAGACCTTAAAAAGAAAGAAAAAGAAGAGCATGATAAGATGAGTAGGAAGGTTAAAGCTCCATCATCTAAAGTAAGAATGAGATAAAATAAGGGGAGTAATATCCCCTTATTTTTTTATCCAATATTTATATTAGTAAAAATATACTCACAATGAAACAACCTATAAAAGAAGGGATTCTTAACAAATTCGTAGATAGTTTTATGGATTCCTATAAAAGAGGATTAGATAAGTATTTCATAGAAAAATCTGCGGAAAGAAATCCAGAATTAGCAAAAGCACTTAGAAATACAAGTGATTCTTTAGATGATTTGCAAAAAATCTTAGATAAGATTAATAAGAAGAAATAATTAAATGTCAGATAAAGTAAAACTAATTAATGCCGAAGCTAAGGCAACCGAAAATTTAGCCAGACAACAGGCTGACCTAGCTGCTGCTCAACAAAGGGGTGATGCGGATGCTATTGCTGACTTGCAAGAAAAGATTAGTAAAACCGAAGCCTATATTAACAAAGCAAAAGGTATAAAAACCACTGTTTCGGATTTTAGTGATTTAGCATCTCAGATATCCATATCAGAAAGAGCAACTACTGCGTTAGGTAAGTCGTTCACTTCAATGGATAAACAACTTAAATCATTAACTAAGATTCAAGTTAGTTTAACTGACCCCGCTGATATAACATTTGCCGCTGAATTTGCAAAAAAAGGATTAGCGGTTGCCGAAGCACAGAGAGATGTTTTAGCTGCAGCATCGGGTACTAAAGAAGAACAACAAGCGGCAGCGGCTAATTTACAATCCCAAACAGATAGTTATCAACAGCATATCAAAGATAACGCGACAATAATAGCGGGTAATTCACAATTGTCTAGTATAGTAGGAGATTTTAATAAAAACTTAGTAGCTGCGAATCGTGAACTTGAAGTAATGCATGGATTGACTGATGCTGAAGTAGAGGCATACAAAGAGTTGAATAAAGAAGCGGCGGAGATGAAAGGTAGATTAAATGCAATTTCAAATCAAATAACTGCGGCATTAAAGAAACCATCATTGGCAATTGGATTACTCATAGTTGGAGTAGGTAAAGTTGTTGGTAAGATGTTTGAGATGCAGAAAGCATTTGGAATGGTAGGTCAGGGAATCAACGGATTTACTGCATCAGCTGGAGCGTTAGGAATGGTATTTAAAGAATCTCAAAGTTCAGCTGAAGGTTTAGTAGATAATTTAGGTGATATGAATGAAGCATCATTTGGTACTCAATTGAATACCAATTTGATTGCAAATAATATGGGTATAAGTGGTACTGAGGCAGCATACCTAACATCGGAGTTTGGTAAGATGAGAGGTTCAACTTCGGACCAAGCAGCTAATATGCTTAAATCACTTCAGGCTACTGCAAAATTAAGAGGTGTTTTACCTTCAGCAGTAATGAAAGATTTAGCTGCTAATGGAGAAGCTTTTGCAAAATATGCAAAAGGAAGTGGCGATAACATTAAAAACGCAGCTATACAAGCTAGACAATTGGGTGTAACTTTTGCAACTACTGCTAAAATAGCAGATACATTATTAGATTTCGAAACTTCAATTGAAAAAGAATTAGAAGCTAGTGCAATGTTAGGTAAAGACCTGAATTTAAGTAGAGCACGAGAGTTATTCTATATGGGTAAGCAGGAAGAGGCGATGTCTGAAATACTTAGACAGTTGGGGGATAAGGCTGAATGGGATAGAATGGATGTGTATCAAAAAGATGCAGCAGCTGCAGCATTAGGAATAAGTGTGGCGGAATTAGAGAAGATGTATATGAATCAGCAGAATATTGCTGAAAATGCTGGTACAATAACTGAAGACTTTAATGCAATAAAGGAGAGTGTAAGTGCGATAGTAAACGAATGGGGTGGAGGATTTATAAGTGCATTAGGAAAGGGTGTCATATTAATGGGTCAATTGGGTACAGGAATGAGTTCAATAGGAACGGCTATGAAAACTTTAAACTCTTTTTCTGGAGGTCTTTTAATGAAAATGTGGGGATGGGTTACTGCGAGTGCATCATGGCTTGCTAATTTGGTAAAAGCCGGTGCAATGAAAGTTTGGGAGTTCGTTACAGGAAAAGGTGGTGGCGCAACGGATACTGTGTTAGATAAAGCAAAGGATAGTATAACTGATAAAGTACAAGATAAAGTATCGGATAAAGCAGAAGATTTAGTTGATAATAAAATAGATTCAGTAACCTCACCTGAAGGTGTCGAAGGAGCAACTGATGCAGTTAATAAGGATAAATCAATGGGTGATAAACTTAAAGATTTATCAAAAGGATTGAAGGCAATGGGAGATAATAAAGTTCTTAGAGGAGCTTTAAACTTAATACCAACAGGATTAGGATTTTTATTATTAACTCCTGGATTGATAGGTATGTGGGGGGTTTCTAAATTTGCGGATGGAGCAGGTAAAGGATTAGGTGAATTGGCAAAAGGATTGAAAAAAATGGGTGATGGTTCTGTGATGATGGGTTCATTAGCATTAGCAGTATCATCATTAGGATTTATATTAATTATTCCTGGTATAATAGGAATGGCATTACTATCAGTATTTGCAGCACCAGCCGGAATAGGATTGGGATTGTTAGCAAAAGGATTGAATAAAATGGCTCCAACTATTCCTGGTTCAATAGCATTAGGTGCAGCAGCAATTGCATTTACATTAATGATTCCTGGAGCAATTGGTATGGCGTTATTTGGAGCAGCAGCGGGTATGGCAGCAGCAGGATTAACAGTATTAGGGCCCGCGTTGGTATCATTCGGTGCAACCGCTGGAACTGTAGGTTGGTTAGGTGTTGCGGTAATATTAGCATTAGCAGGAGCATTCACAATATTTGCATTTGGGTTAAGTTTATTAGTTCCATTAGTAAAAGCGATTGGTGAAGTTTTAGTTGGTGTAATAACCGCTATAGCAAGTGGTATATCAGTTATTATAGGTAGTATAACAAATATGATGGCAACTTTAATGCCACTTATGAATATAGAAAGTGCGTTAGGAATCTTTGCAATAGCATCTGCATTTTTCGCTTTATCAACTGCGTTAGTTGCATTTGCTGGAGCAGGTATGTTAGCAGTTCCTGCAATGACCGCAGTTGGATTATTTGCAGCAGTTGGTGGTGCAGATTTATTAGCAGCAGGCGGAGGCGGAGGTGATAATAAAGATGATTTAATAATACAAAAATTAGATGAATTAAAAGCGGCATACATCACAAATAAAGATGTTTATATAGATGGTGCCAAAGTTACAGCAGCGATAGGTAAAGGAGCCTCTAAAAATCCAATTAGTTCATAATGGGAAAAACGATAGAAGAATTATTTAAGACAAAACAATTACAGAGTAGTGGAGCTACTGCTGAAAAAACTTACGATATTCGTAATAGTAAAGATATTGCTATTTCTTCTAATAGCCCTCTTATGGGATTACCATTTAAAGCAATTAATGGAATTAGAAAAGCTACTGGATTTAGAACAAAGGAAACTTTATTAGAGCAAGAATTTGGTGGACTGAGACCACTTCGTTTGATTTCATCACCTATATTATACGGAACTGATATTATTAGATTAACCACTAAACAGACCAGTGATGTTCGGGCTATGAAAGATAGTACGAACACTAATGGCCCGGCACGTGGTGGGGGTGGTTTGTTAGGAAGGGCTTTAAGAAAAGTTGAAGGATTTGTAACTAAAACATTGGGAATACCTCAAGATGCATATCCAACGTATGTAATCGGTACAGGTAAACTTCAGGCTGGAAAAGAGCCGGATACGATGATTACCATTGGTGAGATTAAAAAAAATGCAGCAGGTACATCGTTTGGTAGATTCTTAAAACAAACCGGAGGTGGGACACCTTCTCAATTAGCTAAACAAATAATTGGAGGTGGATTAAAAGTTACTCAGGGAGCGATACGAACTGCATTATTTGGAAGTCAGACGGTTGCATCATTATCAAAAGGAAATCATAATGGATTTGTAGGAAAATACGCATCTACTGCTAATTATGAATCTTCAATGAGTACATACACTCAAACACTATCTCTAAATTACTTAGATATATCATCTGTATCACCTGTTAAAGGATTCGCTAGAAAAGGTGAAATATATGGTAGAGATTTAGGAACAAAGAGTTATGGTATGAGATTAAACGGAAGACAGGGTGAACCTACTTCCGCATTCTTACAGGATAATAGATATTGGATAGGTGATACATACACATCAACTAATCCAAACGATAGAGCTAAGGGATTACCTAATAGAGAAACTGCTGAGATACAATATAGTAGTAAATTTATAAATCGTAAATTTCTAGGAGATAATTTTTTTCTTAACTCTCCTGTAGATTATATAGCTCCGGAAGCTTTAAAAAGCGGTATATTTGGTAAGACAGAATATGCATTTCGTATTTCCGATGGTAGTAGAAATCAAAGATTCGGTGAGCCTACATTAAAGGATTTACCGTTAATTTATACCAGACAGAATCCATATAGCCCGTTTAACGCGTTTGAAGGTCAATCTACTATACCTGATTTTAGAGTAGAAACAGACCCTGAGAAGGGTAGTAAGATGTTACTCAACAAACCTTGGAGATTAAATTCAACTGCAGCAGGTATAACAAATTCTATTAAACAGAATGGTATATTCGGTGAAAATACAGAATACGCATTTAGTTTATCCGATAATACCAATCATAAAAAATTTGGAGAACCTACTATTGCTAATATACCATTTATTTATACAAGTGTAAACAAATATGAACGTGATAGTGGATTTAGCGGGCCATCTACAGCTCCATTCCCACTTACAACTGAAGTTTTATTAGGTAGTAAGATGCTAATCAATCAACCTTGGGAACTTAATTCTTCCGTAAGGGGATTGGAAAGACCGTTTGGAGTATTTGGTATTAAATCTAATTATGCATTTAGGTTATCCGATACGGATTTAAATAAAAAGAAAGGAGAGCCAACTGCGGATAAATTAGAAGAGTATAATACATTTATAAATCCATATAATTCAGGTTCAGCAGCGGGACCATTGGTACCTAGTAAAATATTAACTAACCCAATATTAGGATTTATTCAGCCTAAAAGAAGAAATCAGACGGATAGATTTAGTTTAAAAACAAGACTTAGTAATTCAGGAAAAGGTGCATCGAATATTACAGATTCACTTTCAGCGAGAAGAGGATTAAAAACATTATCAGATGTAATCAACCAAACTGGCGTATTTACTTCATCTGAATTAGAATCAATAAAATATAACGGGAAAACAATAGATGAAGTTGATTTGATACCACTTCGTTTTACTAGTATGACCAGCGGTGAGACAATTTATTTTAGAGCAATCGTAAGTGGATTTAATGAAACATTTTCTCCATCTTGGGAGAGTAGTAAAATGATTGGTTCACCATTTAATTTTTACAATTATACAGGAATAGAAAGAAAGGTAACATTTAATCTTAAGGCGTATGCAATGTCTTCAATAGAATTGGCAATGATGTGGAGAAAAATTGAATTCCTAGCTAACTTTAATTATCCAGGTGGATATACGGACGGTGGAATAGTTTTAGCTAATTTAGCTAAATTTACTTTTGGTGATTTATATCACAATAGAGTTTGCTTCTTAGATAGTTTAAGTTATTCAATTGAAGATAGTGAAAATCTTTGGGAATTGGGCGATGGGCAAATGAGATATGGACTTTCTAATTACTATGATAATGATTATGAATTTAATGGAAAATTTATAGCTAAACCAGGTGGAGCAGTAATAAGTAATTCCGGACAAACTTTATTTACTGATATAAAAAAAAGTGAAGGTATAAAAGAAGGTGAAAATAGAGTATATGACCCTGTCACTAAAACCGGATTTGTTCAAGACGTTAATAGTAATGATTCATCCAGAGTAAGTTTTCAGGATGTTAACTATAGTATGAAAAATTTTAGATTACCTAAGTTTTTAAATGCATCAATTGGAGTAACATTTATAGAGAGTAGAAATACTACTACTAGATTGTATGATTACGGAGACACTCTAAATAATTCAGTATCTCCAGGTACAGGTGCTTCATCAACATCAGATGGAAATAAGCAAAACAATGCAACCAATGCGGATAGAAATTCAAATCAGGGAGGAGGCAGTAGCTCTAGTACAAATCTAGTAGAAACTAAAAATGTAACTAAACAAAAGAAAATTAAAGGAACAAATGTACCTGATGGCACTAAACAGGCTCAAAATCCATTTGGTGGAGGTAGTTTCGGTGGAGGTGGCGCAGGAGGTGGATTTTAAATAACCTTAGATTTTTATATATAATATTATGAGATACGATAATACTGAAATAATTAGATTAGTTAATGGAAAAAAGGTATATGAAACAGTTATACCTAGACAAATTACTAAAAAAGATAATGATATATATGTTATTACACAGGAAACTGATAGATTGGATACATTAGCGAGACAATACTATAATGACCCATCTCTTTGGTGGATTATTGCACAGGCTAATAATCTAAATTCAGTTAATTTAGGATTAGAACCAGGTATACAACTTAGAATACCTGCTGACAAAATTGAAGTATTAAATAATATATAATAAAATAGTTTTATGGCATTTCCTTTTTTAAAATCATTAGACGCATATATCGATACTGAGCTGCATACAAGAAAAGACCCACTAAAAGCATCTGAACTTGTACCTTGGATAAAGATAACATCGAACTTAGCGGATGGATATGAATTAGGTAGTTCATCTTATCCAGATTTATTCGGAGCAAGTGGAATGTACCATAGTGATAGTGGTAATAGATTTAGACCAAAACCAATAATAACAGATTTTTCCGTAGATTTTGCAAGTAGGGGAACATTAAGAAGGGCAACATTTGTGATAACTTGTTATACAGTAGATGACCTTTCTAAATTACAGGAATATTTTTTGGAGCCAGGAATAAGTTGTTTTATACAATGGGGATGGAATAAAAGTTTAACTACTGGAAAAAGTATAATTCCTTTATCAGCGGATGCAGGAAATGTAAACTTGTATAATAGAAATCCACAGGCATTAAACGAAATTAGACAAAAAAATAATGGATGTTATGATAATATGGTGGGTATTATAACCGGTGGAGAAAGTAGCATAAATGGAAATGAATATAAAGTAAGTGTTAAAGTTTCATCTATTGGGGAAATATTGATGGGTAGAAGTCAAGAAACAGTAACACCGGATGCGGACAAGGTATCTGATAAGCCCGCATTTGGAGAAACAGAGATTACTGCGTATGAAGGTGATGTTAAATTAAATTATGTATATGCATTCAACGCTCTACCTGCTGAGCATAGAACCAATGTTATTAAAGGTTGGATTAACGATGCATCTAAAGTGGATGCAGGTGCTGATTTTATAAATTTTAATGAAAGTTTAATAGAGGAAGCAAGTGAGGAAACAAAAAAAGGTAGTCTATTTGGTATAATTACATTTAATCAGGATGTTACAATATTCAATAAAGTTTTTTCAGCTAGAGATTCTAGTTCTCCTGTGACAACTAGAAAATATATTAGATTTAGAAATTTTATTGATATAATGAATGAAACTAAATTAAAATTAAGCGAAGATGG